GGTAATTCGGACCCCGAACGCGCACGCATAAACGAGGCCAAAGGGCATTTCCGCGACGGTGGCCAATGGACTTAATGCACTTAACGCAAAAGCAATTATGCGCATTATACGAGCGCGACGACCGGACCATCCGCAACTGGGAGAAGGAGGACCCACCCCTGCCTTCCCATGGCTCGGGAAAAGGGAAGTATTACGTCTGGTCTGAGACGTTTACATGGTGGCGGTCCCGTGAATTCGCCTCCCTCATCCGGGCCACCAACCAGGGCGGGGGGGCTGTCCCCGCTATTGCAATAAGCGAGGCCAAGGACGCCGCGGCAAAGGCGGAAATCCGCCAGCTCGAGTTGGCCGAGAAGCGAAAAGAACTCGTCGCGCTGCGCGATGTGGAGGCCCGGGTGGCTGGCCGGATCAGTCAGTGCATCATCCAGCTCCGAGGGATCCCCAACCGGCTGCGGGCGAAATTCGGGACCGACGTGGCCCTCGCCACCGCCAAGGAAATCGACCGCACCTGCGCCCTGCTCGGCGGCGGGAAGGCTGAAGGAGAAGTATGAGCGAGGAATTCGCCACCGCCCCGGAAGGCCTGGTCGCCATCGAGATGATGGTCGAGCGCCTCAACAAGCTCTGGAATCCGCCCCCACAAGTGCTGCCCAGCGAGTGGGCCCGCAAGAACCTCTGGCTCACCCAGGGCGCCCGGAAGGGCTTCTGTGTTCCCGACCCTTACCAGATCGAGATCATGGATGCCGTGGCCCGGCCCGGCGTGCGCAAGCTGACCTTCCTCAAGCCCGTGCAGATCGGCTACACCACCATCCTCCAGGCCATCTTCGGATGGGCCGTGGACCTTTACGCCCACCAGGTGCTCCTGGTCCAGCCCTCCCAGCCCACCGCCAAGAAATTCGCCCGGGATCGCATCGACCCCGTGATCGAGCACGCCCCCGGCTTGGCCAGCCGCCTCGTCATACCCGGCAAGTCCACACCCGGCTCCACCATCCGCGACAAGATGTTCACCAACGGCGGCAGCCTCTTCGTCGCCGCGGCCAAGGCCCCGAAGGAACTGCGCATGTTCAGCGCCAGCCTCATCCTCCTGGATGAGCGGAGCACCTTCGAGGTCACCGTCGGCAGCGAGGGTGATCCCGCCAAGATCGCCGAAGCCCGTGGTGAAGTGTTCGAAGACCTGGTGCTCTTCCAGGGCTCTACCGTCGTGCTGTCCCGGGGGAAAGATCCCATCGAGCAGGATTACCTGGAGAGCAGCATGGCCAAGTATTTCGTGCCGTGCCCCCAGTGCAACGGGCTCTCGACCCTCCCATGGCGCGATGAGCAGGGCCGCCATCGCCTGATCTACGAGCTGGATGGAAACCGCAAAGTCGTGAAGGACAGCGTGCGCTACGCCTGCATCCACTGCGACACCGACATCACCGAGACCTGGAAGGTGAAGATGGTCGAAGCCGGGAACTGGATCCACGCCCGGCCCGAGATCACCGATCACCTCGGCTACCACACCACCAGCCTCATGAGCGTCGTGAAGAACAACTGGGATGAGCTGGCCCAGAAGTGGGCCGACGCCCAGGGCAACAGCTCCCGCCTGAAATCCTTCCTCACCCTGAACCTGGCCGAGACCTGGCTTGAGCCTGGCTCCCAGCTGGACTCCGCATCCCTCCTGGGCCGCCTCGATCACAGCATGGTGCGTCGCCAGGTGCCCGAAGGCGCCGGCGTGGTGGTCTGCTTCACCGACATGCAGAAGACCTGGCTGGAGGGCAGCATCTGGGCCTTCGGTGATGGCATGGAGGCTTGGCTGGTCGATTGGTTCCGCGCCGATGGCGACACCTCCCAGGGCGAAGTCTGGGAGGATCTGGACGCCTGGCTGCTCGAACCCATCCACCACGCCAACGGCAAGGTGGCCGCCCTCGACCTGGCCCTGGTGGATTCCGGCTACAACAGCGGCACCGTCTACAGCTTCGTCATGCCCCGGCAGAACGCCAAGCGGCGCGTCTACGCCAGCAAGGGCAGCGAGAAGATTACCGCCGTGGGCCTCGCCCGGGAGGGCGTCTCCCGCAAGGCCCGCGTGCGCCTCTTCAACATCGCCACCGATGCCGCCAAGAAGGTGGCCATGGGCATGCTCAACCAGAGGCTGCCCGAAGGCGAGACCCGCCGCCCCGGCTACGTGCACATCCCCGGATGGGTGACCGAAGAATTCATCAAGGGCCTGGCCTCCGAGCGTCACGAGGAATTCCAGGATCCCAAGACCGGCGTCACCAAGCAGCGGTGGACCGAGATCGAAGACCGCAACGAGCCCTGGGATTGCTTCGTCGGATCCGTGGCCGCGGTCTGGATCCTCCAGAACCTCCTCCAGCCCGGGCGCTACCGCGACCTGGCCGCCCTGGCGGCCGAGGTCTCCGAAGTGAAACCTAAAACCGAGGCCAAGGAGGCCCCCCCCGTCCCCCAGCGGATGGGTGGCGGGGGTCTGGGCGGGCTCGGCGGCGGGGGCCTCGGTGGCGGCATGTTCCGGGGCGGCCTCTGACACTAACTTTTTTTTGGTGAGGATGAACTTTCAGGCCCGCCCGACTCTGGGCCTGCATGGAGATCCCGACCCTCGAACCCACCCAGATCACCGCTGCCGACAGCGTGGCCTGGGTGCGGTCCATCCCGGCCTACCCGGCCACCGAGGGCTGGATCCTGCACTACGTCCTGCTGAGCCTGGGGAAACCGCCCATCACGCTGGATTCCACCGCCGCCGGCGCCGACCACCAGATCAACGTGCCAGCAGACACCACGGCCACGTGGGCGGATGCCGATTACCGCTGGACCGCCTACGTCACCAAGGGAACCGACCGGAAGACCCTCGGCAGCGGCCAGGTGCGCATCCTCCCGGACCCCTCCACCCAGACCGCGGACTTCGACCCCCGCACCGAGAACCAGAAGATCCTCGACGCCATCACCGCCGTCCTGGCCGGCGAGCTCACCAACCCCCTGGTGAAGTACAAGATCGCCGGGCGCGAGGCCGAGCGCCACAGCCGCATGGAGCTGCTCCAGCTCCAGGGGATCTACAAGCACCGCGTGGCCGTCGAGAACGGGCAGGCCTCGTTCTTCGGCGCCATCCCCATCAGCTTCGCCAGCGACCACGGCATCCCTGGAGGCGGCTATGACTGACCTCAGCCTCCGCCTGCCTGATCCCGCCAGCTTCGGGCCCGACTACCTCGCCCAGACCTTGGCCGCCCAGCGGGGCCGCCAGACCGGCCAGCGCGACTTCCTGGGTGCCCGCCTCGGCCGCGGGCCCAGCTTCATCAACGCCCTACAGCGCCGCGACGCCGAGATCCGCAAGGATGTGACCAGCCTCCGGGCCCACAGCCGCCACCTCGACAACAACAACCCCTGGTATCGGAACTACCTCCGCATGATGGAGACCGACACCGTGGGGCCCAAGGGCTTCACCCTGCAGGCTCGCGTGCGCAAGCCCGGCAGCGATGATCTCTGGGAAGAGGTCAACAACACCCTGGAGACCGCCTTCAAGGCCTGGTCCCAGAAGGGAGTCTGCACCGTCGATGGCCGGCACTCCTTCCTGGGTGTCAAGCGCCTCACCGGCCGCACCCTGCCGTGCGATGGCGAGGTCTTCATCCGCGAGGTCTTCGGCTTCAACAACGGGTGGGGGTACGCCCTGCAGCTCCTAGATGCCGACCTCCTCGACGTGGCCTACAACCAGGAGCCCGGCAACGGCCGCAACGCCATCGTCATGGGCACCGAGCTCGACAGCTGGGGCCGGCCCATCCGCTACTGGTTCCGCCCCTCCAACACCGCCTACTCCAACGCCTACCCCAACGGCGACGGCAAGCGGTTCCCCATCCCGGCCGAGCAGATCATCCACGTCTGCGACCCCGAGCGGATGAACCAGACCCGGGGCGTGCCCTTCGCCGCCCCCGTCATGTACCTCATTGCCATGCTCGGCGCCTACCTCGAGAACGAACTGGCCGCCAGCCGCTTCGAAACCGAGCGGTTCATGATGCTGGAGAACCCCGAAGGCCTCGGCGACTTCAAGGAGGCCCAGGCCGTGGGCGCGAAGATCGTGTCGGCGGGGCTGCACGCGCAGGTACTGCCCCCCGGCTACAAGGCCACCGCGCCCGATCTCCGCCACCCCAACGCCAACCTTCCGCCCTACGTGGCGACCATGCTTCACGCCATGGCCGCTGGCCTCGGCGTCAGCCACCACGGGCTCACCCGCGATCCCTCCGAGGCCAATTACACCGCCACCCGCGCCGACGACATGGTGGACCGCCCCCAGAAGCAGCGCCTCCAGGGAGTCCTGGTCGAGACCATGCTCGAACGGGTCTACCGGAACTGGCTCCAGATGGCCTACCTCGCCGGGAAGATCAAGCTGCCCGCCCAGGTCACCCTGGACATGGCCGCCGAGCACCGCTGGACCGCCCGCGGCTGGGTGCTGCTGGATCCCCTCAAGGATCGCCAGGCCGATGTGCTCGGGATCAATAACGGCTTGACCACCCGCAGCCGGATCGTGGGCGAGGAAGGCGAAAGCCTGGAAGACATCGTGAAGGGCCTCGCCTACGAGCAGGCGCTCTTCGAGAAGCACGGCGTGAAGCTCACCCCCACCACCGTCCTCACCGTGCCCGCCGACTCCGAAGACAAGTCCTCCAAGAAAGGAGAAACGGATGCCGCTTCTGCCTGACGCCCCACCCACCGAGGCCCCGACCCTCATGCACCGCAGCGCCACCCTCGTGCGGGCCGAGCTGAACCCCGAGACCCGTACCGTGCCCCTGTCGATCTCCAGCGAGACGCCCGTCCTGCGCTGGCTTCGGGTGAACGACCAGTGGCTCGTGGCCTACGAGGTGCTGGACCACAGCTCTCTCGACGCCATCGACCTGGCCCGGTTCAGCGGCCCCTTCGGCGGCCCGCTGCTCTTCAACCACGGCTACACCGACGCCGAGAACCCGCTGATCGGCCGGTTCGCCATCGAAGGGATCAAGGACCGGGCCCTCCGTGGGCTCGCCCGGTTCGCCTCCGCCGGCTTCGCCGACGAGTGCTTCCGGCAGACCCAGGACGATGTGCTGGTCGATGTCTCCATCGGCTACGACTACGACTCCAAAGACCTCAAGCCCGACGGCATGGCGCCCGACGGCTACCCCATTTTCCGCGTCACCCGGTGGGCGCTGATGGAGGCCTCCATGGTCCCCATGCCTGCCGACATCCACGTGGGCAAGGGCCGCACGGCCCACCCCGACCTTCCCCCCAACCCCCCGGCCGTCCCGGCCGCGAACCGAATGGAGGCACCCATGCCCCTCGAGCCCGGCAAACCCGCGGCCCCGGAAACCCCCGCGGCCGAAACCCGCACCACCCCCGTCAACGTCCTGGAGCTCCAGTCCAGCGCCATCAGGGAGGCGATGGAGGTCCGCGCCATCGCCGCCAAGCTGCGCCTCGAGAAGGATTTCGAGGAGCTGGTCGGCTCTGGCATCACCATGTCCCAGGTGCGCTTCAAGCTCCTGGAACGTGCCGCCTCGAGCCCCCTGCCCAGCGGCCCTCCGATCTCCGAGCAGATCGGCCTCACCGACAAGGAGAAGAACCGCTTCTCCGTGGCCAAGGCCGTCCTCAGCATGGTGACCGGCGACCGCGGCCTCGCAGCCTTCGAGCGCGAGGTCAGCGCCGAGCTGTACAAGCGCATGGGCCAGTCCGGCAACGGGATCATGGTCCCCACCGACATCCCCATCACCAAGGAATCCAAGCGCATGATCGCCCAGCAGCTGGCGACCCGCGCGGCCCTGTCGGTCAACGCCGGCGCCGGCCTGAACCCCCAGGCCGAGAACGTCTTCACCGAGTACGCCGGGTTCATCGACCTGCTGCGGCCCGCCGCGGTCCTCATGGGCCTGGGCGTGGACATGCGCTCCGGCCTGCGCGACAACTACGCCTTCGTCCGCCAGACCGCCGGTGCCACCTCCTACATCCTGGCGGAAGGGGCGGCCCCCGCCGACTCCGACACCCAGTACGAGCTGGTGGAGATGAAGCCCCACGCCTGCAAGGCCGTGCTCCGCTACACCAAGCAGCAGCTGGCCCAGAGCGTGTTCAACCTCGAAGCCGAACTCACCCGCGACCTCGTGCTGTCGCACGCCACCCGGATGGACGCCGAAGGCATCGCCGGGGCCGCCCTCAGCACCAGCCTGCTCACCGCCGCCGGCGTCAACCTGGTGCCCTTCGGCCTGGGCGCCGCCACCTGGGCCGACTTCATCGCCATGAAGACCGCCGTGATGAAGTCCAACGCCGACCGCCTCGGCACCATGGGCTACCTCGCCGATCCCGACGTGCTGGGCTACGCCGAGTCCGTGCCGCGCTTCGCCAACACCGGCATCCCGATCTACGACAACGGCAAGATCGGCATGTTCCCCGCCGAGTGGTCCAACCAGGTCCCCCTCAACGTGGCCGACCACCAGGTGCTCTTCGGCGCCTTCAACCAGGCCCTCTTCGGCGAGTGGGGCGCCCTCGAGCTGCTGGTCAACCCCTACAGCGAGGACAAGGAAGGCATCGTCCGAATCACCACCCACGACTTCATCGACTTCCAGGTGAAGCAGCCCAAGGCCTTCGCCAAGTCCACCGACGTGAAGCTGGCCTAGCCATGAGGACCATCCGTCTCCGCATCGTGAGGGGCGTGACCCTTCCGGGAGGGATCGATGCCCTCCCGGATTCCAGCCACGAGGTCGAGGAACGCTTTGGCCGCGCCCTGCTCTTCGAGGGCCGCGCCATCCCCGATCCCGACATCCTCGCCCCCACCGGCGAGGAGCCCCAGGACGATGCGGGGCCGGACCTCGACCCCGAACCGCCGCCCGCCCCGGTCAGCACCCAGGACCGCGACCCCAAGCCCATCAACCGCGACCCCGCCCGCCGCCGCCAAGGCCCCCGCCGATGAACCCCATCTTCGCC